TCCTTAGACCTCAATGAGTGCAAGCCTTACGTCGGTGTAACCCATAATGGCACCCGTTGTCGGATGTCTGCGGAAGACCGATGCGGTTCTGTCCGAAACGTACATTTCCCGCGTGGTAAAGCTGTTGGTCGCCTGATTGTAGAAACGCACGTTGTTGATAAAACTGGATGTAAACTGCGAAAGTATGCTTGCCCATTGGGGGGCGGTGAGGTACCGCCATGTCATTTCGACCTTGGCCACGTCATGACGAACCACCGCCCCAATCATTTTTCCTTCTACGTTACGAGCCGAGTCTACAATGGTACTGGTGGTAGCATTGTAGGTGGACGGCTCCGGAAACGCAAAACTGCCTATCGATACCAGTGCTTCCATTAGTGAGAATACACCTCCGTTCCGAGAATGCTGGTGCCTCGCTCCTTCTGTGCCTTTTCCACACCGGAAGCAATGCGCTTGCCGTCAAGGTAGACGTTGACGGCCTGTACCGAGCCGCCGTCGTTCTGACTGCGAGCTGCCATCATGGCCGAGTAGGTAGCCTCAAAGACCGCCTCATACATCTGCTCTACGTTCATAACACCGGTTCTGCCGCCTGCTGCATTGGCCACAATCTCGGCACCTCGTTCACCGGCCCAGATCATGGAGCCCTGATCGAAGATACCGCCGTTTGCCGCAAAGGACAGCTTCGGCCATCCGCTAAGACCAAGCGCCTTGGTAATGGCTTTCTGCACCGTGTTCAAGCCCTTTGTGGTATAGGTAACCTTAAAGTTCAGCGACGGAACCGACAGCTTCACATTGCTGTTCCACCATTTCTTCGCCGTATTCCAAGCGGAGGACAGCTTACCCTTAATATCCCCGATGGACGGTGTATAGGAGCTGAGGGCTGCCTTACTGCGATCCCACCACGATTTGGCGGTACTCCATGCCGAGGACAGCTTGCTTCGGATATCCCCGATGGAAGGCGTATAGGTGCTCAGGGTTCCCTTATTGCTGTTCCACCAGTTTTTCGCATTGTTCCACAGGGTCTTGATCTTATCCACAAGGGCGTTAGGCGTAAAGGCCGCTAAGATACCAGCCAAGATGTTTTTACCCAGCTCGTCTCGTGCCACCGTAGAGGGAGAGGCGATACCGAAGGCCTCCTTCAGACCATCGATAAAGCCGGTGACGAAATCGGCGGTGGCATCCAAGCCTGCCATCATACCATCCCAGATACCGTTCAGAATGCTTTTCCCTACGTCAAGAAGGCCTTCCCAAATGGAATCTTTCGCCTCACGCATTTTTGCGGGCAGATCCCATAGAAAGCTGGCAATCGAGGAAACGGCATCGGGAAGCCATTCGTTCCAGAAATACGGTAGATCCGAAGTAAAGAATTTTTCCACCTTACTCTTCACAGATGACCATGCCTCTTTCAGCGAAGTACCCAGCCACAGACCGATGTTTTTACCGAGGTTTTTCCAATCGTAATCCTTAATCGGCTGCCACAGATCTTCAAACCATTTATCGATATCGTCGGTCAGGTTATCGAACCACTTCTCAATTTCCTTTGGTAGATTGTCAAACCACTTGCCAAGATCCTTAAAATAGGTCGGAATGTTCTTAACGAAATTCTTAATATCCTCTGCTGCGCCCTCTGCCCATGTGACAAGCTCATCCCAATGCTGAACAATGAGAATCACACCGTCAATGACAAGACCAACGGCAAGACCGATCAGGGTACCGATACCGGGTGAAACAGCCGTACCCGCTGCCGCCAAAATGGCCGCAATGCCGGCTCCTGCCGCCGCACCGCCCGCGGGAATCAGGATACCGTTCAGCCAGTCAAGACCTTCCTTGCAGGCATCCCAGATACCCACAAACATCATGGGGATACCGAGGATCACACCGCTGATACCGGCACCAAGGGCGGCACCTACCGCACCGCTGGTACTTACGCCCAGCGATTTTCCGATATTGGCAATGGCAAAGGCTACCTTGGGACTATCGAAGGTTGCGCCGATCCATGTGACCAGCTTGGCGCCTAAGACAGCGCTACCACCGGCTGTCAAGAGCCCACCGCCGATGATCTCACCGAAATTGATGCCGTCAAGACCGTTTTGAATGGCGTCGCCCATACCGGTAGCGGCAAGGGTGAGACCCACAAGGGCAAGGGTAGCACTGATGGTAATGGCATAGGATTTCTTGGACAGTAGACCCTTAAGGGTGGTTACCGCGGCCATGAATTTCTTGGTCACGTTCCAAGCCATAAGACCGGTACCGATGGCACCTACCGTCTTGAGAATGGTCCCCAAACGGGTATCCATGAGCTCTGCCCACGTGTCGATGTCGTCGGTGATACCGAGCCATTCCTTCATGCGGTTGACAATATCATCGACTTGTGTATTGATCTGGTCGAAGATGCTGTCATCCCACAGGGAATCCACATCAAGACCGGCAAAGCCACCTGCTCCTGCGCCACCGGCACCGCCTCCTGCCGCACCGCCCGTATTGGGGCTGATAACGTTCAGTTCATCGATACCGAGGGTCGCGTTTTTCAGTTCCTTCGCCGCCTTTGTCGCCCCGCCAAGGGAATCGGTAACCTTATCGACCTCCTGTGCTCCGGTGTTAAAGCCGCCCCAATCCACCTCTTGGATCTCAATGCCTACGATATTGGCAAGGGTTCTGACAAGATCGGTCAAGAGCTCCACAAAGGCCTGTACATAAGGAATGACGCGCACCAGAATCGGCAGGAACAAGGAACCCACGGCCTGTGCAAGGGACCGCATTTGCTGTGACAAGGTACGGAGTAAGCCCTCTGCTGTCGTCAGCTCCTTGGCATAGGTTCCCACAAGGTTCTGGGCATGGGCCTGATCCACCAGCGTTAAATAACGCAGATAGGATTTCTCGGCTTCGGTCATGGTTTCCACGCTCTTGGTAATGCCGTGGTTGGCGGCTGTCATCTGAAGGGTGGACTCCACAATGGTAAAGCCCGCCCGACGGATGGGCTCTACTTCACCGGCAATGGCAGAACGGACAGCCTCTGCTGCGTCGTCAAAGGATTTATAAATATCGTTGTAGCCCGCCCAGATATCGTAGGTCAGCTCCATGTAGCCCAGCGCCATGGTGGAGGCATCCTTGGAGGCAACACCAAAGCCGGTCAGCATGGTAGCGTAGACCGAGCTGTACTGCATGAAGACTTGGGTATTGATACCCATTTCCTCATTCAGCTTCTGAACGTAGGCGTAGATTTCTTCTGCCTGTTCGCCAAAGCCTCGACCGAAACGGGCGGCAATGCCCTCCCATTCCACGGCCTGCTCAATGACGGTAACAAAGCCCTGTACCACCTGTTGGATGGCCTGTACCACCGTCTGGATGTTGTTGGTCAGGGCATCGAAGTTGAGCGCCGCGGCGTCAATTTGGTCACCCATCTCTCTGGCACTGCTTCCCGCGGTACGGGCCTTGGCGGTAAAGCCGGAAAGCCCTGTCTTCACGGTGGTTAAGCGTTCCGAAAGAGGCTTCAGCGCCGCAGATAGCCGTTCCACCTTCTTGGTGAAATCCTGAATGGTCTCCTCATCCAGCTTCTTGGTCACGTCGGATAGCTTACTGAGAGCATTGACAGCCGAATTAAAGCCCCGTGTATTCACCGAGGATAAGGGCTGAAGGGCCGTTGCCAGCCCCTTCAGTTTACCCTCTGCCGAACCCAGATTGATATTCTGAATGCCCTTCAGTGCCACAGGAAGCTTGCTGACACTGTTGGTCAAGGAGGCGAGGGAGCCCACACTCTTGAGCTTTTCCAAAGCCGTTGCCAGCTGTGTAATTTTATTAGCATTGGAAGTTACGGTGGTAAAGGATTTTAAGGCCTCCGAAAGACCCTTCAAATTCTTTACCGCCGTACCAATCGAGCCGTTTTTCTTCAGTTCCGAAAGTGCCGCCGAGAGATCCCGGATCCCACTGGCGGCGCTTGTCGAACTGCTTTGTATGGTAATTTGCAGAGAATCGATCTCTGTCATGCTGTTCACCCCACTTTTTAAGGGTGTGCCTCTCAGGGCATCTGCTTTTGTGCGAAGCTGGCCACAAAGCAGGCAAACTCCGCTTTCATGCGCTCTTGTCGGAGCTGTTCCTCTCGTGCCTTACGCTCCGCCACCTCTTGTTCCGTGATCGGATATGGTTCTTTTACATAGGGCTCCGGTTTCACGGTGCCTTTTTTCAAAGATAGCCGGAACAGAGGGGAGGCGTCGCATAGGGCCTCGTAGAAGTACAGCCCCTGCATCCATCGGGCTTCATTCTCCCGACGGATCTTCATTTCCTGCGCTTTGCGGTAGTATTCCGCTAACTTGACGTCCTTGTACCAGAACTCCTCATAGGACATCCCGATACTCAGATAATAGGGAAATACCTGTTTGAATAGCTCCTTGGCGGTTAGTCTTTCGCTACCGTCCAGATCGCCGCGTTTCCCTCGTCACCCTCCGGAGCATCCCCCGTCAGCGTATTCACGGTTTCGGCGTACATTTCCAGCAGTACCTGAATGAAGCCTTCTTCCCCTTCTTCTCCTACCTTTTTCACAAGGTTATCGTAGATCTCGTCCACCAAGGCACGCTTGATGCCGCGGTGATGCTTCATGAAAGCGCCGTATACCAACAGCGGTACCATGGTCATAGGCTTTTCGCTGATCTGATCCAGCACAAAGCCAAGATCCTCAAGGTTTCTCACCGACTGTCTGGAAAACTCAAGGGTGTAGTTCTTCTTCTGATACGCAATGTTAATCGTGGTTGCCATAGAGGTATTCTCCTTATTCTTGTTAAAATTTGAAAGGAAGGGCGGCGGGAGGCCGCCCTCCAAATTAGGATGCCGTAAATACCGGTACCGTGGTAGGCGTAATGGAAATTGTCATTTCCACTACCGCGTCCACCGCGCCCTCGTTGACGCTGGCAGACAAGAAGCCGTCCCACGAAAACTTGGAGCCATCGCTGAAGGCCAGCTCACACTTCTGAACGCCGGTCAGGGCGTTGATGGTAGACATCACGTCCTTGTCGTAGTTGGCTGTGAAATCAAAGGTTTCGGACTGCTGGCGAATACCCTGAATAAAGGTCTGGGCATCGTCCTTGAGGGTTGTGGTCTCAAGGGCACTGCGCTTACCAAGCAGAGAAGGAAAATCCTTGATTTCAATTTCGGTTGTGGCGTCGGTTGCGCCGTACTTCAGGGTTACCCCATAGGTTGAAATTGCCATATCCATTCCTCCTTGTATTAGGATTCTTTCCCGTATATCAGGCCCTCTGCCGTGATCACCGCCTCATAGGTGGCGGTAATGCTGTAAACGGTAGACTGGTAGATATCCGGTGTGGTTGTATAGGTTGTTCTCATAAAGCCAAGGCCCTTCATGAAGGCGTCTGCTGTAGCAAAGATCTCTCTTGCTTCTGCCTTCTTTCCGCTTGTCAGATTGGAAAAGACCGCCACACGGTACTGAAGGCGGGCGAACTTTTCCCTCCGCGAGGAATCGGTAAGACGGGGGATATCCGTATTGCCGATTTCATCACAGGAGCTGAAGGGGAAGGATGCCGGGCTTCGGGTATATTCCGCCGATAGCTTTACCGTAGGATGCGCCAAACGGATGGCATCCACATAGCCGGTAAAAATCTCGTTTTGGTAATCGATCACCGCCATACCTCCCTTGCAATCTTGGTGACCTGCTCGATCATGGCCTCTCTGGCTGTCAGCATGGCCTCGGCGGGCGGGTTACCGTAGGTGTGTTGGGAAGCCCCCGGACC